TTAAACTGGCAAAAGTAAAGTATCTTTTTTCCAAAATTCAGGCCCACTGATAGAACAGACATGTTTATATAAAACTTTATCTAAAACCACTATAATATCCCTCACAGCCTGCAATTTTAATTTGACCTCTTGAAGATTTAAACTTATTGTCACATGATCATGTGCAATTGCAGTTCTTGAGTCCGAAAAAGATTCTAAAACCTTTTTAAAATCCCTTTTACCTCTATGATTTATTTCATCAAATATATTATCCAATCCAAACCTATAAAAAAGTGCTTTTATATTTTTTTCCGATGGATATTTTCTGTCTCTTACAAATTCATGAGACTTCACTAAACCTTTGATTTGTGAGGTCTCTGTAAAAAAATATTTTAAGTTCCTTATCCCACTAATTTTATTAATGAATTGCTTTTCATCTCCATTTAGCAATAAACCTGAAAAAGCATTTTTTTGTAGGCGACCTGTAGCAAAAAGTAGTAGCTCTTTTGGCAACTTATCTAATGTTGCATCCCTTCTCAAAAGCATATCTATCCAATCTTCTAAAATTGACTTTATATATTCTTCAAAAGCAGCGGATGTTTGGAAAATAGCATTCTTATAAACACATTGACATATATCATCACGTATGAGGTTGACCTTTAGTGATACATATCTAACTTGCTCTTCATAAATAGCTAAATGGGCCTCGAAATCCTTTCTAGCGGCGCTCTTAGTATATCCCATTATGCGAAATACTCCCTTAGAAAAGCGATAAATGTATTGATTCTGTAGTTTACTAATGCTGTAGCACTTGTACCTGAAGTTATTGATTCATTGAATTTTTCTTCAGATATAACTTTTTGATAACGCTTCAAGAAAGTTGCCTTATCAAGCTCAATTATATCTCTTTGGTTAATACCAGATTTTATAAACCCTACCATAACAGCATCAAATAATGCTGCGTTGAAGTTTTTAACAAGAGGTTCTAATTTATCATTAAGAATGCGAAAAGCTTTATTCCCAAAAATATTATTTATATTTCTTAGAGCGGTCAAAAATTCACTTTTCCACCCTAACTCCTCTTCTTCACTTATATACTGGAAATCTGAGCTAAAGTCATTTAGGAACTTTTTCAATGGCTTCCTGTAACTATTTCTACTATGACACAAAGACAGACAACGCAAGATTAGTTCATTTCCTTTCATTCTATTATCTTTTTTTAATCCAGCCAAGTCTTTCCAAATATTTTCTTCGCCTAAGTCGTCTATCATTTTAAATAACGGACCATGATAGACGCCATGTCTTACTTCTTGTGGATTGAGCTGAACAGCGCCAGTATTTATTCTTTCAAAAACATCGATTTTAATCTGCGGATGAGTTTCTTTCATTATTGTGATGCAACGAAGAGTACGATTAAGAATGTGCCTTCTAAATCTTGGGTCGAGATCGCTAAATTTATTTCCCTCAAGTTCAGGATATGCAGTCAACCCTTGCAATTCAAATCCATCTTCTGCGTAAAGCTTTATTGAGGTCAATCTTTGGTTTCCATCAATTACCGAAAGTTTTTCATCTTTTTCTTGATGCAGATATATTACAGGTATTGGGCATTGAATAATCAAAGACTCAATTAATCTTGACGCTTGTGATCTTGTCCATACATAATTACGCTGAAATTTTGGAATATATATTGATCCATCCTTAAGATAGTTGATTATTGTTGCAATAGAAAAATCATATGTTTCAGTATGGAGCCGTCGTTGCTCTGGGGGAATATCGATTATAGCAAGATCATCATTATCTTTTTCTTTTGGAAAAAGTTTATCAGCCAATGTTTTTGCGCTTTCAACCATAATCTCTCTCCGTAAAATTTAATTTAAGTGACAAAAAATCTATAATCTCATAATCTATGTTTTCATCAATCTATCATAAGGATTCAAGTCAAGAGTTGTCTCAAGATAATCAGGAGCAAAGTGACTATAACGCATTGTCATTTGAATCGTTGAGTGACCAAGTATCTGTTGTAAAATTAATATGTTACCACCATTCATCATAAAGTGACTGGCAAAGGTATGGCGCAGTACATGTGTTAGTTGTCCATCTGGCAACATTAATCTGGCTCGTTCAACGGCGTGCCCAAATGCATCATAAGCATTAGCAAATAACCGCCCTTTTATTTTAGGAATTAATGCATGCAACTGTTTTGAAATGGGGACTGTACGATTTTTTTTACTTTTAGTATTGATATAAGTGATTTTATAAGGCATCACCTGCGCCTGTTTTAGCTGTTCCGCCTCACCCCACCGAGCCCCGGTTGCTAGGCATATGCGTACGATCGTGCCCAAATCTTCATTACTCGACTTATCGCATTCATGAAGCAGGAGCTTAATATCATCGTCATACAGAAATGCCAGCTCATTTTCACTTTCCCGAAACTGCCGTACCCCATCCAGTGGATTTGGTAATTTCCAATGACCCAGACGTTTTAGCTCATTGAATACAGCTCGCAGGTAAGCATGTTCACGATTTACCGTGGCTTCTTTGGGTAGCTTCTGCGGACCGCGTTTAGGTTTGGCTGAAAACTCACCCGCCAATCGTTTTTGACGATAAGTGGCAAAAATTTCCTGATTGAACGATAGCGCGTCAGGGTCGCCGAGATTTTCGCACAACGTTTCCAATTTTCGTTGCCTCGCCTCGCCATCGTTAAGAGAACGACCATGTAAGTCGTACCAGTCTTTGATTAGCTGACTTAAACGTTTTGTTTCAGCCTCGGCTCGCGTGGTATCGACAATGTCGGTACCAACTTTAGCAAGCTGCTCTCTTTCGTACCGGAGTGCCTCGCCCTTCGTGGCTAAAGTTTTTCGAATCCGCTTACCTGCGCGCCCATTGGCATAAAAATCGCAGATCCACTTTCCATTGTCGGCTTTACGTACAGTCATAACACATCCCCGAAATCCAAAAGGGACTATTTACTGTGCATAAATGCAGTAGTCAACTAATGATCATCTTAAAATCAATAAGTTGCCAGATAAGTGAATGTATTCTATACCTTGCTAGTAATGATGCAAATAACTTTACCTAATAATTGTACTTCTTTTGCGGGCCAGTCAACTGTTTCTATGCGCCAATTATCACCTGGAATACGTTTTATACTTTCCACTGATATGACACCGGCTTTTTCTATGAGCCAATCCCCATCGGTGGAAGTCTGGAACATTTTTTCAACAACAAACTTTCGCTTATGGCTTTGAGAATTGATCAGCTCCGGCTTCGAGATGGGCACCGGCATCAGCGCTTTCGCTATAAAAATATTACCTTTGACGGTCAGGCGGCCATTGTCCAAGTCTTTGCAAGGCATCTCGATAAGGTCATCTTCTCCGATTTGAGTGTTGAGTATGCGGTCTTGTACTGGCTCACCGGAACCGGTAGCCAGCCAAGCCAGTGAAACACCGGTATCAAGCGCGCATTGCACTACAGCCTCTCCAGGAAAATACTCCCTTCGAATCCAGGTACTTACAGTCCCATGCCCTACCCCTATTTTTTCCACTAATTCACGCTGAGTTGAAAAACCGTATGCTTTCAATAACCTATCTACAACAGGTTGACCGCCCACAAATGCCATATTCAATTTTTCCTACAAATCCAGGTTGACTTGTTCAAATTTGAAATGTAAATTCGCATTTGTTGAATATAACCATGCTAAAACCTACATTTACCTTAACAGAGAAGGATGCACCATGATTCCTCCCCTTTCAATTACCCTTACTTCACCCTACTTGTCATTGCCGGAGTTCTCAAAAGCGGCGGGTATACCTTACGAGACCTGCCGTTTGATGGTCAAAGATGGCCGCTTACCCATCAGGCAAAAAGTGCGCAAAATGGAAAAAGTTCTGGTGAACATGATTGCCTTAATCAAAGAGGCAGATGTTCAATCTCGAACATGAGTTCAATTTTGACTACTATATCATCTATAATGAGGATTATAACATGTTTAAAGCTGGCTCATCTGCTCGGATCCATTGGTATTCAGCGTATAAGCGTTTCTCTAAAAACCTCAATTTTGAAAACACCGCTGCCGAGCTCAATATATCGGTGGAAGTTCTTAGCAATAAGCTGGCCCCAGTGCATTCGGCGGAGTTAAGCGTTTCTGAACTAATGGCCATCGGCTTATCTACAGGTAACACAACGCTGATTGATGGCACTTTGGCACAACTAGATTGCCTGCCATCAGTATCTCTAAGTGCTGGCCGTTGATTATGTGGCTTAGTGGAACATATGGATAAAGTATCTTCAAATGTCAGCACGATTGCCATCGAGGCAATGAAGATTGAATGGAGCGCTCGATTAAGACCGAAAAGAAAATTTAGTCATGCTTGCCTAAAGTTCTTGTCGAGACATTGTTTGGTTCGGTCATAGAGTAGAAGAACATTTTCATAAGCATAGAGACTTATTAAGCGGCTATTATAAATTATATGTATAAAGATTTATGAAGCAAAAGTGAATCATAATCACTAAGTGGCTTTCCTTACCTATGAGAAAAATCCAATGGAAAACGTAAATAAAACTCAAACTGCTATTCGACGTCTAGGTGAAATTAAAAAGCTATTTCAATCTGGCCGAAATGCATCCCAAGATACCTATAATGATTTAATGCCACATTTTAAGAAATTGATATGTTTTCATGCTGGACTACAACAGAGGCATATATCGATGGATTTCCAAGATTTATTAGTTAATGAACGCAAAGCGGTCATTAGGGCATTAAATGAAATCCAGGCATTAGCTGCATTCCTTCCCCAGCGCTTAGAAATCTCAGATAGCTGCGTTGAAAATACTGAAATTAAAGAAAATTAAAAGTTTTAACACATCGTGAAGCATCATCATGCGTATAAGATATTCCTGTCGAATATTTGATGTCAGGCAGCAAGTAATTTTATAAACCCAATCTAGCGATAATGTTATTCATCTAATTATAGAGAGATTTATTTTAATGCCAGATATAGTTGATATATCCCAAAAATGTGTTGAATTTTTGCTTGACCGCCAGATAGCACGTTCAAGATGGAGAATCATTCCACCTTCGGCTCATCATTGTGTCACCTGTTCATCACCAATCCCACAAGCAAGAAGAAAAGCGATACCTGATGTAAAAGCTTGTATTAAGTGCCAACGTTTAAATGAGTTAAAGAACACAAATTGTAGATATTCACCCATATGAAAAGACATGAAAATTATCTTGCTCGAAAAATTCACGACTCCGTAAGTGGGCAATTGATTTGCTTTTCTACCATTTTGAATGGGGAATCTATTTCTTTATCATTAAAATCAGGCATGCCAAGAAATTTAAGCATCCATGAACAGCGTCTCTGGCAGATTAATAAGGATGACCATAACTGGCGTTCACAATATATTTCAGCCATGCCTGATTTTTTAGCCCGCTATTTCGCTGATCGTTATATATATAAGTTCAATACAAGAGGACGTCGTGATGCCAACACGTTTTTACGCATTACCGTAGGCGAAAATGTGTTGCCTCGACTAAATATGGTCAATGATCACTATAGTCTTTCCGGTAATAACGAGTTGATAAAATTCTTTGGAAAAGACTTTTCATCGTCACGCTTTCCTAATTGTGGGCGTGATGATATCAAAAAATTAAGCTATCGTGTCGCCGATTTTCTTTATACCAGTTTTGTGAAATTTACCGAACAGTTTGTAACAGGGGCATCAGACTCGAGTGAATCATTGACGTATGTATCCTATCAATATCTGGCGACTCTTCTACAAGGCTTGAAAATTTCCGCACCTTACTGGAATCATTTTCGTAATAAAACGTTTTGTGAACAAAAAGCTTTTTCAGCAATTGCCCGTATGACCAGCCATGAATGGTGGAAATGCCAACTGAAACGCCGCCGCGACATGCAGCGAGAACATATGGCAATCGCTGTCGGTCAAGTACAGAAATCTGCAAGCTCGTATGTTAGCCAGTCTTGCCTAGCCGAATGGAAGGAACAAAAACGCCGTAACCGAGCCATGCTTAAAATGATGGAATTGGAAAACCAGGATACCGGCGAAAGAGTCGCTTTGATAGACATGGTAGACGCCTCGAATGCAAATCCAGCGATACGCCGATGCGAGCTTATGGTCCGCATGAGAGGGTTTGAGGATATAGCGGATGAGCTTGGCTGTGTTGGCGATTTCTATACGCTGACAGCCCCCTCTAAATTTCATTCAGCCCATAGCGGCGGCGGATTCGTTAAAACTTGGATGGGCAACAACCCGCGTGAGTGCCAACAATACCTCTGTAAAATTTGGGCTTGCGCTAGAGCGAAGTTGAAACGGCAAGGTTTGTCCGTATATGGTTTTAGAGTTGCAGAACCACATCATGATGGTATGCCTCATTGGCATATGCTCCTTTTTATGTTGCCGGAGCATCGCGATCGCATACGTAATATCTTGCGCGAATATGCTTTGCATGAGGATGGTAACGAACCCGGCGCGGTTGAGCATCGCTTTACCGTTAAAGAAATTGATCAGCAAAAAGGAACCGCTACCGGTTATATCGCTAAATATATTTCAAAAAATATTGATGGCTATGCTTTGGATAATGAGACGGATGAAGAAAGCGGTGAGGATCTAAAGACCATGGCTAAAGCTGTTACAGCCTGGGCAAGTAGATGGCGCATTCGCCAATTCCAGCAGATTGGCGGCGCGCCGGTAACAGTTTGGCGAGAATTAAGGAGGTTACGTAATGCCGAACTACCAGATTCAAAAATGGATGCCGTTCTGGCGGCCGCGGATGTCGGTGATTGGGCAGCTTATACGGCTGAACAAGGCGGTCCATTGGTTCTGAGAAGGAATTTAGTGGTACGGCTCGCTTATAGGGTAAAAGAGTCGCCAAACCTTTATGGCGAAGAGGTAAAGCGCGTTAACGGTGTTATATCTCCCATAATTGGCGATAGCTCCGTCGTTTGCACACGTCCGATTCGTTGGAAAATAATCCCGAAAATGTCTCTGTGTGACCGTAGGGAGTCTTCAGTATGTGGCCGCATTGCGGCGCCTTGGAGTTCTGTCAATAACTGTACGCAAGACTGTAGTAGCCGATTAACCCCAGACTTATTCAAAGATACGTCGACAAGTGCTCATGGTGGAAATGTTATGCTAAACAAAAGAAGAGATAACATTGCTGATAGGAAGTTATTAAACAAAACGGTATAAGATTCAGGCAATAAAAAATGTGGGCGATGCCCATTAAACTCAATAAGAATTATCATTTATATTTTTATCTTTCTATTTTAAAAGATTATTTCACTCATTAGCTGGACAAGTAAAAAGATCATAACAAAAATATGATAATTGACTTTATTTTTTTTATTAATTGTTTATAATTTATGCCGGATTCACAAGGAGGTTATCAATGCACGCGGTTGATCAGTTAGAGCTGGTATTATCACGGGTTCAATTTATCGCAGAAATAGCTCTAATTGCTAAATGTAAACAATCAGAGCTTCATCTTGCATTGACGCTAATTTCAGAGCTAGCAAGTGTCTACAGCAAAACACACGAAAACCATGATAGTCTGATAAAAAATTTTTTAGAGGTGAGTTAAATAGGTATTTCACAGAGATCGTGAGTAAAATTCTCCGTTGCTAATTGATGATGTTTTTCAAATAGAGTGAAAAGCAATAATTCTCTGACATCATTTTCGTCAATGTAATGTGCCGCATATGCCAAGGCCATACATTGACATTCTATATCTTCACGAGTGGCCTTTCTTGGTTTGAACGGGAAGCTCAAATGACACCTCCTGTTAAAGCATATTCAAAGGAGTATTTAAATCTTGGAAATAAATTTAATGAAAAAAGAAACATGATAGCAGCCTCAATATCCATATAGCCGCCACTGTAATGGCGGTAGCCCAGACGGGTGTCTCACCACTGGTCATTGCTAGCCAGCCAGCATCGAAATGCTGCCCCGTCTGGGCCACCATTGAAAGGTTCAATAGAATGGCTAAGACGGCAACCTAATACATGCGCATTAGGTTGCAGCAATGAAATACAAGGGTGAGACTCCCTACATCGATCTTTTGATGCGAGGTCAATATATCCCAAAGGGTTTTATAAATGCAATAAAAAAATATCATTAACAGAAATCTATTTAAATTAGAATAAAATTGACATAAATAATACCATATTATTTCTGACGGATTTATTATTTTAAAGATTAAATGATTTAATATATTTGTTGGCTAATAAATAAATATATTAATTTAATATACGTTTTTCCCAGTAAGCATAGGAAACAAGTAAATTTTCTTCAAACGGTATTGTTTTAATGAACTATAGCTTGATAGCACATTTTTGCGGTATAGCTCAAGACGAAGGGTGTTCGTGTATACTGAGGCTTTTATGCGCATAAGACCCCCTCTCCTTTGCATGCTTCATGCACTAATTTGCATTGTGTTGACAAAGTGCCATTACCCCTCAAGGGACAATCGTGGCGCGCCATGTATCACAACCTAATGATGCATGAAAATCGGTATCTCAAGCGGGCAGGCGTGGCGGGGGAAGCATTGCGCAAACGCAAAGGTTATTGCAATAGATGGATTTCTTTGCGCGGAACCATATTTATTTATAAACTACCAAGATAAACATGTCATGGAATAACTTTATACGCTCTTATAATAAAATATGCGAATCAATATTTGTTTCACCAGAGTTTATCTTTAATTATATCAATGAGAACAGTTTATAAACAAAAGTTCTTGTAAATTACAGTAATTTTATCGACGCTTTATTTTGACCAAGGAATATAAATGCACGGGTTATACGATGTTTTTGAGAAGCTATATTTTAAGAGTTTTGAGGATAGAGAAAGGATAATTAGCCGTGTCCAAATAAATTTTACAATTTATATGGGTATGCTTACAGTAATTTTCTACATGCTTCGCATGCTTGATCATGATGAGAAAAAATTTCCATTGATAATTTTTTTTATTATTTTGTTAAGCTGTTTAATATCTCTGCTCACATCAATTTACTTTACATATAAAACCCTTTGCGATAAATATAATTATCATTATTTCACTTCATTTTATGAGATGTCAAAATATCTAGCAAGATTGCATGAATACCGCAATAATATGCATGAATATAATATAACTGACAACAATGAATTTTCATTAGAAGATATTAATTTCATTATCAAAAGCAATATTTTTGCCATCATTGGGAAATGTAGTGATGAAAACAATAGAATAAATAAAAATAGAATGTTTTTTGTAAGAAAATCAATGTTATGGCTATGGTTTTCAGGCGCATTATTCGTCATGACATCAGCGATTTTTGCTGTAACCGATCTTGACGTTTCCTCACCAAGAAAGGATACTCTAGTTAAAGATCGCGCTGTAGCCGATGAGATTAAAAATTTTGGTCAACATGTCATAGATGAGATGAGGTCGATTATGCGTAATGATGAGAAAAATAAGCTAGATATGAGTAAAAATCCTCATGAAAAGGCCATTTCACAGCAAAGATATGTTGATTTAAAACCAACCTTACCAGTCCCTCCCACCTATCAAATTATCACTGAAAGCTATGATTTTAAAAAATGGACTGAAGATTAGAAATATTTAAATTTGGGCCTTCAATACAGCCATAGTCTTGAAGGCTAAATATCACTCTGCTCAAATTTATATTGCGTAAACGTAATGCATTTCCCTAAGCCCCATAAATTGAACTCCTCAATTCTTAGTTGCAGAGAAGACAACTCATTCCTCACGAAGACTTCAGAAGCCTTGACCACATCCCCAAACCCTCCGACATTGTCTGGAATGATCCCCATCATCTGCGGTGGCACACGGTGCGCACTCAGCAAATCATCCCTACTCGACCGCTTGATATTAAAGAAATCATCCCTGGTAGCCACCTCGCTAAGTGGCAAAATCTGAATGCCGTCCTTCTTGCCATTCGGCGCATACATAAACAGGTTGCGAAAGTTCCCCAGCCCCTTGGTATCACGCATCGCCTTGCGCATCTGCTCGATATCACTGCTGTTTTGCGCAGCATCGGTCATATACAGGATATATCCTGCATGAGCGCCATTTTGGTAGTACTTGCGCCGAAACAGCGTGGCGGACTCGTTAAGCCATGCAGAATTCAGCGCGCTTAAGTACTCCGGCAGGCCATATAACTCCTGGTTCACATCCGGCTCAAGCAGATGAAAAACACTGCCGGGCTCAAACCGGTGCGGCCCCTTTCCTGGCTGCACAAACCAATAGGTATCCGGCTCGACGCCACGTCGCGTGAATTTAGCGGGCGAGCATTGCAAACGAAGCGGCTGGCCGAGCTTGTTTTTACGCAGCTCCAGAAACGCATTCCCGAATACCAGATAGTCCAACACAAAGCGGCTGAACTCCTGCTGACTTAATAGCTGATGAGGGATAAACGTTGAGGCGAGAATATTGCGCTTTACGTATATTGGCGAGCTGTGGTGAACAGCCGCCCGCAGGCTTCTTGCCAGACCGTCAAAGCTTATTGGCGGCTCATACCATTTGCCATTGCCGATGGATTCGATGTAATCGAGCATTTCCCGGCGGTCGAGTACCGGCACCGGTTCGCCGAAGGTAAACATCTGCGCTGGACTGGCTTTCCCTATGGGGAAAGAGGCTTTTTGCGGCGCTGCGTTACGTCTCACCGATTGAGCGACACCGTGGCGGGCCTTACGTTTTTTCATTAGAAGAACTCCAGAATATTAGGACTGTGGCCGCCGTTGGCGGCGGTGAGCGGTTCGTTTAACAGCGCATGCATAATGGCCCAGGCCACATCGGCGTGGCTGGCCTCTTCGCTACGGCTGGCTTCATAGGTCGAACGATGACCGCTGGCGGTCATGGTCTTGCGAATGGCCATAAAGGATTGGGTGATATCGGTATGCCCGGCGTCATACTCGAGCCGCCCGCTGGTGATGGTATCTTTGGCTTTCAGCACCATGGCGGTTTTGATTTCCGGCGTGTAACGAATTTCCCGCGCCGCCGGGAAGAACTGCTGCACCAGTTGGAATACCCCTTGGCCGATGGCCGTGGCATCAATGCCGATGTATTCCACCTGATACCGTTCGATCAGCGCTTTGATGGATTTCGCCTGGGCGGCAAAGTCCATGCCTTTCCACTGATGCCGCTCCAGCACCCTGAACTTGCCGCCAGGCACCAGGGGCGGCGCTATCACCGCGCATCCGGCACTGTCTCCGGTATGCGACGGGTCATAACCAATCCACACAGGACGGTAGGCAAAGGGCCGAATGGCGTAGGGGTTAAAGTCTTGCCATTCCTCCAAGCTATCTACCATGCAGCCTTGCAGCTCGGCGAACGGAAACACCGACGCTTGGTCGTCAACAAACCCGCACATCAATAGGTTTTCGTATTCCGACGGGCTGTATTCAAGCCGCAACTGATCCAGGTCAAACAGGCTGCAGCCGCCGGTTAGCGCGTCCTCCACCGTCACAATCTGCCGCCACTGTCCGTCGGCACATAACGCACCGCGGGCCAAATGGCTATGGCTCAGGTCCAGATGGATATGGTCTGCCTTGCTGCCTCGCCCCTTATTGAACAGTTCACCGGACCAAAACGGATACGCGCTGTGCGCCAGACTCGACGGGGTGGAAAAATAGGTGGTACGCCATTTCTTATGCAGGGACATGCCGGAGGCGACTTTGCGTAATTCCTGGAACTTGGGGATCCAGAAATATTCATCCAGGTATAGATTGCCGGTATAGCTTTGCGCGGTACGCACATTGGTGCCGAGGAAAAACAGCCGCGCCCCGTTGCCAAGCACCATTGGGTCGCCCTTCAGGTCCACGTCCACCAAGCGGGCAAAATCTATGATGTAACTTTTAAAAACATGGGCCTGGGCCTTACTGGCCGAAAGAAAGATTTGATTGCGCCCGGTGGTCAACGCATCGAGCAATGCTTCACGGGCAAAATAGAACGTGGCCCCAATTTGGCGGGATTTGAGGATATTCCTAATGCGGTGTTGCAACCCGGCCCGGTACCACTCTTTCTGATAGCCGAACGCCGTGCTGTGGAACTCGCTTTCCAGCTTTTCCACCGCCTCATCGCTAAACACGTTTTTCGCCGCCGGTTTGCGCTCGCCCTTGTTGCGGTTGCGTACGTTGGGGTTGAGGTCCGCCTCATTGCCGGTCTGCGCATAACGATTCACCCGCGCCAGCCGCTCAATCTGTCGGCCCAGCAGGTCAATTTCCTTGTAATCGCAGCCCTCTTTTTGCCCTTTCATGATGAGCTGGATAAGGCGCGCTTCGAGGCTGGTCTCGATACGGGAAATCGGCGCGACAGATTCCCATTTATCGCGCTGTTTCCAGCTCTGCACCGTCGGCACTTTAAGAGCTAAGGTTTCAGCAATCTGGCGCACGGAGAAGCCCTGCCAGTAAAGCAGTGCCGCCTGTCGACGCGGGTCGCTGATGAGGGGTTGAGATATCGGGTCCATGGCGCAAAGCCTACGCGACAGGGTCGCATAATGGCTCGCGTCGTCTGTTGTGCTGCCTTTGCTACAACGCTGATTTATTGAGACTTTTAACGATTCTTTGGACACTCTGCCCCGAACCATTTCCCTCTAAGAGCCGTTTATCATGACAAAAAGAGTCTCTAAATTTTTCCGTATCGGCGTAGAAGGTGATACCTGCGACGGACGGCGTATTAACGCCGATGACATTCAACATATGGCCGCCACCTTTGATACCCGCGTCTATGGTTGTCGCGTCAACCTGGAGCATCTGAAAGGCATCCTCCCCGACGGCGCCTTTCGTCGTTACGGCGATGTCTTGGAATTGAAGGCCGAGCAGATTACCGATGATTCGGTACTCAATGGCAAATGGGCGCTATTTGCCAGAATTTCCCCCACCGACGACTTGGTGCAGCTCAATAAAACCCGCCAGAAGATTTACACCTCGATGGAAGTGCAGCCCAATTTTGCCAACAGCGGTAAAGCCTATTTGGTGGGGTTGGCCATCACCGACGACCCGGCCAGCCTCGGTACTGAAATGCTGACCTTTAGCGCTAACGCGCAACATAACCCCTTGGCCGCGCGCAAATCCGCGCCGGGCACTCTGTTTTCGGCGGCAGTGGAAGTGGCCTTGGAATTTGAAGAGGTCCCCGAGGCGGGCGCATCGCTTTTTAACCGCGTCAAAGCTTTGCTGACAGGCAAGCAGGCCATCGACGACACGCGACTTGCCGATGTTTTTGAAGCGGTGGAGGCCATCGCCGATCATCTCCATCAAGCCACGGCGACGCAGGCACAAAAAATTCAATCCTTGGATGACGCACTGACCGACCGGTTGTACCGACTGGAGCTGGGCGTGGCCGCCGACCGGCAGGCGTTTGATGCACTCTCCACCCAATTGAGTGAAACCGATAATTGCTACCAGCGTCCCCGCCCCCTGGCAACCGGCGACAGCGGCGCGCCCGCCAAGGTCATGACCGACTGCTAAAGCCTTTCATATAGATACTTAGGGAACCCCATGCGTACCCAGACCCGTTTTGAATTTAATGCGTTCCTCACCCGTCTTGCCGAGCTGAACGGCATCGGTCGTGGCGACCTGAATAAAAAATTCAGCGTCGAACCCTCGGTAACGCAAACGCTGATGAACCGTACCCAGGAATCTTCGGAATTTTTGAGCCGGATTAATATCGTGCCGGTGGCCGAGATGAAGGGCGAAAAAATTGGTATCGGCATCTCAGGCTCCATCGCCAGCACCACCGACACTGCCGGCGGAAAAGAGCGTGAGACGGCGGATTTTGCCGTACTGGATAGCGAAGGCTATTTTTGCCAGCAGGTGAACTACGACTTTCATATCCGCTACAACACACTGGACCTGTGGGCGCGCTACCAGGATTTTCAGGCCCGGCTGCGGGACGGCATTATCAAGCGCCAAGCTTTGGACCGCATCATGGTCGGCTTTAACGGCGTGAAGCGTGCAAGCACCTCGAACCGCACCGCCAATCCGCTGTTGCAGGATATCGCCGTCGGCTGGCTGCAAAAATACCGCGATAACGCCCCGGCCCGAGTCATGGACAAAGTCACCGCCGAAGACGGCACGGTGATTTGTGACCATATCCCGGTGGGGGAAGGCGGACACTATGCCAGTCTCGACGCCCTGGTGATGGACGCCACGACCCACCTCATCGCCCCCTGGCACCAGGAAGATCCGGAACTGGTGGTGATCTGCGGCCGCCAACTGCTGGCGGATAAATACTTCCCCCTGGTGAATCAGGCACAGCCCAATACCGAATCCCTGGCCGCCGACCTGATTATCAGCCAAAAGCGCATCGGCAACCTGCCCGCCGTGCGGGTGCCCTACTTCCCGCCTAACGCGCTGATGATAACCCGCCTGGATAACCTCTCCATTTATTGGCAGGAAGGTACCCATCGCCGCCTGATTGATGAAGTGGCAAAGCGCGACCGTATCGAAAATTACGAGTCCATTAACGAGGATTTTGTGATTGAAGATTACGGCTGCGGCGGGCTAATTGAAAATATCCGCATGCTCGAACCCGAAGTCAAACAAGACGCGGAGCCTCAACCCGCCGAACCGCAACCGGTGGATTATAAAGCCCTGGCCTCGGCGGCAGTAGAGGCTGTTATGGCCACACGCGCCTCGACACACCGGAACCGGGAGTAAATCATGTTGAGCCCGGCCCGCCGACATGTCTTGCGCCAGTCTGCGGTGGATGCCTCCCAGCGCGGCGGCAACCCGCTGCGTCATGCCACCGGCTACGAACTGATGTTGCTTAAGCTCAACGAAGACAAACGCAAGCTTAAGCAGGTGCGTTCCCAGGAGCGTAAAGCCGAACTCAAACGCCAGCTCTTGCCCGACTATGCCCCCTGGGTGGCCGGTGTCCTGGCCGAAGGGCGCGGTGCGCAGGATGCGGTATTGATGACCGTCATGATTTGGCGGCTGGATGCGGGAGACCTATCCGGCGCGCTGAATATCGCCCGCTATGCGCTGCGCCATAAGCTCGCCACGCCGGAGAGCTTTACCCGACCCACGCCCTACTTGCTGGCCGAGGACATGGCCGAAGCCGCCATGCGCGCTTATACAGCTCGGCAGCCGGTGAATGGGGATCATTTGTTGGATACCCTGGAGCTGACCGCCCGGGAAGACATGCCGGATCAGGTCCGGGCCAAGCTGCATAAAATCACCGGTTATGTATTGCGGGAACTAGGTGAAAACGGACTAGCGCTGGAGCATTTAAAACGGGCGTTGCAGCTGCATAGCCGCTGCGGCGTGATTAAAGATATTGAGCGACTGGAGCGGCAATTGCGCCAAGAAGCCGCCGACCGGTCGCCCTGACGAACGCGCCCCGCGCCGGGCGGCACGACAGGCGGCGGACTACTTGCCCCGAGGGTTGAGCTATGCCTAGCCCTTGGGGACTGTGCAAAGCCTGTCGTTCACCGCCCCCTTTTAGGAGGACAGAATGTCGTCTTTGGTGATACCCGCGCCGCGCCCGGACAGTGAGACCGAGCCGCTTATCGACAATACGTTTTTCTGGCCCGCGGTGGATCCGTTAATGCTGCGTGCCGTCCTGCGTTACGAAGGCACCGTTACCCCGCTGCGTCTGCGTCATGCGATTAAGAACGCCATTGCCGAGGTCAACAGTGAGCTGTGGGACTACCGGCGGGAGCAGATTGCCGCCGGGTTCAGCACCCTGGCCGATGTCCCCGCCGATAGTATCGACGGTGAAAGCGTTAAGGTGTCGTGCTATTTGCGCGCCGTTACCGCCCTGTCTGCCGCCTCCCTAGCGGAACGTTATCGCGGCTATGACGCCAGCGCCAGCGGCGGCAAAAAAGCCGAGGACGTGGAAAGCCGCATTGATGAGCTCTGGCGCGACGCACGGGTCAATATCAGCAACGTGGCAGGCAAACCCCACTGCATTATCGGGCTGCTGTAATGAAAATATTCTCACTACAAGGGGATACGGTGGATGCCCTGTGCTGGCGCTACTACGGGCGCACGCAGTCCATGGTGGAGCAGGTATTAGTCGCCAACCCCGGATTGGCGGACCTGGGCGTTATTTTACCCACCGGTACCCCGCTGGAGTTGCCGGACATCACCGCTGCAGCAGTCTGTGAAACCTATCAGTTATGGGATTAACACATGGAAAAAATTACGACAGCTATGGCTTATGGCATTGCCGCGCTATTGGCCTGGTTTGGTGGCCTGTCGGCGGAGGACAAAGCATTGCTGGCCGGCACGGCCCTCGGTCTGGGCACCTTTTTGGTGAACTGGCACTACCGCCGCAAAAGTTATCTGTTGCTGGCCCGCCTTGGCCTGTGCCGGGGAGCATATGAAGAACACCACCGTTAAGCACTGCGTCGCGGCTATAGTCTTGGCGCTGGCCGCACTGCTATTACAGAGCCAGCCGTTAAAGACTTCTCCCGCCGGGTTACGATTAATTTCTGAGTTTGAAGGATGCCGTCTGCTGCCCTATCGCTGCGCCGCCGGGCTGTGGACCGACGGTATCGGCCACACCGAAGGAGTAATACCGGGCTGCGTTATCACGGAACGACAGGCGGCGGCGAACTTGATAACGGATGTGAGGCGTATTGAGCAGGGCATCGCCCGCTGCATGGCGGTCAGCCGAATGCCGCAGGCAGTCTACGATGCGGTAGTGGCTTTTACCTTTAACGTCGGGATCCGTGCCGCCTGCCGCTCTACCCTAGCGTTTTTCATCAATCAGCAGCAATGGTCTGATGCCTGTCATCAACTGCCCCGTTGGGTATACATCAAAGGTGCGCTTTCTCCGGGACTTGAGCGCCGTCGTCAGACGGAAATGGCCTTATGCCTGAGTGGAGCCGGTTGATATGCGTCTACTGTTAGCCGTGATATTGGCAGCCGTAGGCGGGTTCGCCGCGCAATTTTGGCAGCTCGGGCAGTTAAGTGACGAGCTGGCCCAACAACGCTGTAACGTCACGACCTTGTCGGCAGATATCGACTGCCGCGACAAAGTCATCACCCGGCTGCAAGACGAACGGCGGCAACTACAGCGCGCCGAACTGGAGCTTCGCCGGTCATTAACCGAAGCCGGTCAATCAGTACAACGCCATGAACAACGGATCCAGGGATTACTCAGTGAAAATCAGTCATTACGTCATTGGGCCAACAGCGCTTTGCCTGATGCTGTCAGCCGGTTGCACCAACGCCCCGCCTTCCACAGCGCCGCAGATTACCTACGCTGGCTGTCCGAGGATAACAAGCTGCCCGATACCGGCAAGCCGTCCGAAAACTCACGGTGATTTGAGCACCGATATCCGCCGCCTGGAAGCCGCTTTAATCGCCTGCGATTTACAGGTAGACGCCATCAAACAGTGTCAGGAGCTACAGAATGCTGAAACCTAAACAGCTGCGGCAGGCTTTAACAAACAGCCTGCCGCTGTTGCAAAACAACCCCGATAATCTGCATCTGTTTATCGACCATGGCCGCATTGTCTCCACCCTGGCGCCGTCGCTGTCGTTTGAATACCAATACCAGCTTAATGTGGTGATAACCGATTACGCCGGGGATGCGGACCTGATTATGGTGCCGGTACTGGCATGGCTGCGGGAAAATCAGCCGGATATCATGGCGACCGAGCATAAACGGCAAACCGGGTTTACGTTCAAGGTGGATGTACTTAGTGACACCCTGAGTGATATCAGTATCGATCTGCAACTGACCGAACGGGTGATTGTTAAAGAGGATAACGGAGTGCTGCATGTTGACCATGTACCTGAACCGACGATGCCTGGAGATATTACCCGACCGTGGGCACTTTATCTCCATAGTGAACTGGTAAGCCGCTGGCATGAATAAATTAGAGTATTTCAACCAGCGCTTAGAGGGGCTTATTGCGGCGTTAAGCCCTAAAGCGCGTAAGGCGTTGGCGGCGACCATTGCTAAAAAGCTGCGTACTAGTCAGCAACAGCGCATCAAACGTCAGCAAGCGCCGGACGGTACGCCCTATGTGCCGCGTAAGCCGCAGCCATTAAGGAAAAAGAAAGGGCGTGTAAAGAGGGAGATGTTTTGTAAGCTAAGGACTAATCGTTATTTGAAGACCAAAGGGAGCAGCGATAGCGCGGTAGTTGAGTTTACTGACAGGGTGCAGCGGATGGCGCGGGTACATCACTATGGTTTGAGAGACAAAGTTTCAGCTCACAATAAAATAATTAAATATGAAAACAGAGCTTTAATAGCGATTTATAAAATAGATTATGAGCTAATTAAAAAAATTATTTACTTATATATAAAATTATGAAGTAAATAATATCTTAAACAATTTAAAAACTTATCCAAGCCTTCCGATAAATAATTCTTGTTTAGGGCCAACATTTGCTAGAATAATACTTCCTGTGTCATTCTTCCAAAACATCAACCTTAGTCCAATTGCAGTTTTAGTAATGTGCGTCCTATATGCTAAAAAACCTTTTCTCTGTTTAATCTGATCTGAGTTAGCGCCTTCGGTAAAATTTTTAATTTCGTATTTTGGACTATCAACAATAATCCTTGCCATGCATTCCAATGCTAAAGCCGAATATCTGCTGCCATATAAACATTGATTTTCACTTAATGAATCAAATAAAATACTGCTGACGTTAAAATTTTCCCAGTTTAATTGGCCACCCAATGAATATTGAAGTTCTAAAGCTTTGACATAAATTGCAAGCTTCAAAGATTCTGGACCAACTGCTCTTGAATAAAATTTATCCGACCCGAATGCCTTTAATATGTTATTATATTTATCTGTAATAAAAGAACTATTTTCAATATGAAGATCTTCAAAAATCTCTCCAGCATAAGAGACCATTGAAGCATCGAATATAACGTTCACTTCATCATATTCAATACTTTCACAAAAATGAAGCAAGCCAATGTGTATTTCTTTATTAAAATATTTAAAACAAGATATTATTTTGAGAAAATCCAAAAGCTCATTCTTCCTAGTTAACTCCACTCCAGATAAAAACTTAATATCCTGTACTTCATTACTTGTTACTATCTCATCTATCCCAGTATACTCTGCAATATCTTTTGCTTTTCTTATTATTGAGTTTATTTTTGCAACTATATCTTTTGCAGAGTAAAAAGATTCAGCATGTAATAGAGAAATATTTTTCTTAAATAAATTTTCGCAAGGATAAAGCCCCTTTTCGGAAGCATTGATAATAAAGTCATTCTCGAGTATTGGCCTTGGTTCTAAACCATGATCGAGACTATAGTCGATTTGTGCTAACTCCTCAACAAAAAGGTCAATTTCTTCAGGGGCGCACAAAGCCGGAGACAATAAATATTCACTTGTAATAAGAGCAATCATTGTCTAGACATCCTTTCGGTTCTTCTTTTTCTTGAGCCTTCAACTAATATTTTTTCGACTTCTTGCTGAGTTTGGTCAAAAAATTCATCTGGCCAATCTGGAATTGCACCATATTTTGATATTTCAATATTCTTGAACATACTATTCCCAGATTCTTTGTGAATGAAAATGACAGATATTGCCTTGTTTATCAAATCATTATCTGCTTGTGCGATTCTAAACCTAAGTCTATTTATCATGTATTCACTATGAGTTTCAATAATACATTGTCTTTTAAATAAGGACATTGCTATAAAGAAATCACTCAATCTTGTTTGAACTTTAGGGTGCAAATGCAGCTCTGGTTGTTCAAAAATCAAAACATCGCCAGGTTCAGAAAGTAAGCAAATCAAAACAATAGGAAGTACTTGACTAACACCAACGCCGACATGTGTTAGGTCTTGCCAATGATCACTTTGAGAAGTTTTTACGTTGAGCTCATATCCAAACTTTCCTTTGTCAGCAGTGTCTAATTCGTCAACAACACCTAAATATGAAAGCCATTCTAAACATGCTTCGATCAATGGTCCGCGTTTGAAATTAATATTTCCTTCATCAAAAGGCGAATAGCTTTCAAATCGTTCGGGACTAGGATATATAATATTCTTAAGTTTATTTATATGCAAAATTGCGGCTGAAAATTGTCCTTTAAGTCCGACATCAGTTGGATCATTTAATCCTATGGATGGATAAATAGCTTGTGGTTCATTTCGCAAGGGTCCAAGATATTTAAGCTTGTATGTAAAATACTTTTCCAAATATCTAGCAGCTTGAATGAAATGTTTTAGTTCATAAATTTCTGTTTTACGCTCAGGTTTAGAATTATCATACCAAATTTCTCTCAAACTTGCGCTGTTTTTATTTATAGAATCAATGATTATTTTTCTATGATTATTTGAAAGGCTTGCTAAGTGTTTGTGCCACTCTGGGAAGCTAAGATTTTTTTGTGATACAATAGATTCCGGCATTAAAATTAATACATTTTCATGCTGTTGTTGCATTAATAAATTTATCAATTCTTTTTCTTCAAAGGTATTTTGAGTAAGATATTTTTTTATTTTAACTGGAAAAATAAAATTCAACTTTTCATAATCTAACTCATCTTCAATAAGTTTCTTTATTTTTCTTAGAACGACATTAGGAATCGTTGGGTTGGTTTCTTTAGTGATATAATTTTTACGTGCTAGCATTTTGTAAAAATCTTGGTTAACCAAGAAATCAAGCACTCTTGTGCTTATTTTTTTAGTATGATCATATTCAATATAAATTGAGGTAGGTATGACACCTCGCTTCTCGCAACCAATTATTTTATAACCAGGAAAATTTTTCGTTAACTCGGTTCTGACAAAAGTTGGCAATTCAATAACCTTGAATTCATTTAAGTTGCCAGTTTTAAAATCTTTTTCAGAATTTTGGTTTCTATTGATTATAATCGAACTTTCTATGTTCTCTCCATCAATAATTTTTGACAATGTCACTATGGATTTTGTTAAAAGAGGATGATATAGATTGTTTATATCATTATTTTTCAAATCCAAACCGAAGGAGAATTCAATTTTAATTTCATCAAAGAAGTCTATAAATTCGTCTTCAAGTTTATCAATCCTTATCACCATCGATACTTCTTCTTTATCGGCATCGTGACTCAAAATATCTGAAAACGAACCTAACTGTATCAAATGTGCATTCAAAGAAACAGAGTCTGTAAACAACCTTGCTGAAAAGGTTTGGCTAAGCATAAGTATTGATTGGATTAAAGAGCTTTTTCCACAACTATTTGCCCCACATAATATAGAAAAGGGAAATAACTTAATAGTTGAGCACTTTTTTATAGACTTAAAATTTTCGAGCCTTATATCTCTTATCATTTTAGTGTCCAAATTTCTATGACATTTGCACTGTCATCATGTAAACCTGACTAAGCCATAGTATTACAAAAAAAATTTTAGTGCATCTTATTGTTTCCTGTTCAATACAACATCTTTGCATAGTGCACTCTTCATGTGTATGACACACTAGCCGCAAGAAAAAAAACAAATGATATCAATATGTTTAGGCATTCATATTTCAATACTATACGCATTGGTGAAGTGAGTGCTATCGAGCCTAATAATGGGTTATGTCGTGTCGCAACAGGTGACAATTTAACCACATGGCTTCCTTGGCTGGTTAACCGAGCAGGTAGAGTACGTACGTGGTCATCGCCCTCCATCGGAGAGCAGGTTTTGGTACTGTCCCTCGGCGGCGAACTCGACACGGCCTTTGTCCTGCCAGGCATCTTTTCCGATGAATTCCCCGCGCCATCCGCTTCCGCCGATGCAATCCATATCTCTTTCCCGGATGGCGCGGTTATCGAGTACGAACCGCTTAACGGTACTCTATCCGTTATCGGCATCAAAACCGCGAATATTAGTGCCGCTGAAAGTGTAACGGTAACCGCCTCGAAAATTACCTGCACCGCCTCAACCCGCATCACCCTGGATACCCCCGAAGTGGTCTGCACTCAAAAACTCACCGCCCAAACCATTGACATTCAGCAAGGCGGCACAATTAGCGGCAACCTGACCCACAGCGGCGGCACTCTTTCCTCCAACGGCGTGGTGGTACATAACCATACGCATTTAGGAGTGCATGGTCCGACAGGCGGTCCGCTATGAACAATGCCACCTATCTGGGCATGAACCGCGACAACGGGCGGACGCTGACGGACATTGACCATATCCGCCAAAGCGTGGCCGATATCCTGGTTACTCCCGTCGGCTCCCGGCCCATGCGCCGGGCCTATGGTTCGCTCTTGTCCGAGCTCATAGACCAGCCGCAAAACGCCGCCCTGCGCCTGCAAATCATGGCGGTGTGTTACAGCGCCATTTTGCGATGGGAGCCGCGTATAGCCCTGTCCGGTATTACCTTTGCCACCACCTATGATGGCAAAATGGTGGTGGAGTTGTCCGGCAACACGGTCAGTCCCCAGGCTGATATTTCTTTATCCATTCCGGTGAGCTGACCATGCCCTCCATCGACCTGAGTCAATTACCCGCACCCGAAGTGGTGGAAAACCTGGATTACGAGGCGTTGCTCGCCCAGCGCAAGGCCACACTGGTTTCCCTGTATCCGCCGGAGCAACAGGCGGCTGTGGCCCGCACCTTGGCGCTGGAGTCCGAGCCGATGGTTAAGTTGCTGCAGGAGAATGCCTACCGGGAACTGATATTGCGCCAGCGTATCAACGAGGCGGCGCAGGCGGTGATGGTGGCTTACGCCAACGGACCTGACCTGGGCCAGCTGGCGGCGAATTTTAACGTCTCCCGTCTCCTGGTTCAGCCCGCGGATGGGGTGGCGGTACCGCCGATTGCCGCACTCTATGAGTCCGATACCGATTTGCGCCTGCGCACGCCGCAGGCATTCGAGGGTTTGAGCGTGGCCGGGCCCACCGGCGCGTATGAATATCACGCCCGCAGCGCAGACGGTCGGGTGGCGGATGCGTCGGCTATCAGCCCGTCGCCGGCCTGCGTGACGATTTCCATCCTGTCGCGAGAAGGTGACGGGCGCGCTTCCAATGACCTGCTGGCCGTGGTTGAGACGGCGCTTAATGATGAAGACGTCCGCCCGGTGGCCGACCGGGTGACGGTGCAATCGGCGAAAATTATCCCTTACCGTATCGATGCCACGCTCTATCTTTTCCCCGGTCCGGAGGCGGGACCGGTACGGGACGCGGCGGAAAAACGCTTAACGGCCTTTATCACCGAAAAGCGCCGTTTGGGTCGCAATATCCGCCGCTCGGCGCTTAATGCCGCCTTGCATGTGGAAGGGGTGGAGCGCGTTGAGATATCGCTCCCCATGGCGGACGTGGTGCTGGATAAAACCCAGGCCGCCTATTGTACGGGCTATGAGATTACCCTGGGCGGTGCCGATGCGTAATCGTCTGCTGCCGGTGGGCTCCAGCCAGCTCGAAGTGGCCGCCGCCGAGGCCTGTGCGCGGCTGGGAGAACTGGCCGTGCCGCTTCGCACATTATGGAGCCCGGATACCTGCCCGCTGCCGCTGCTGCCCTATCTGGCCTGGGCGTTTTCCGTGGACCGCTGGGACGAAAGCTGGAGCGAAGAGGCCAAGCGCGCCGTGGTGCGCGCTTCGTTTTTTATCCATAAGCACAAAGGCACCATCGGCGCGTTGCGCCGGGTGGTGGAGCCGCTCGGTTATCTGATTCAGGTGACGGAATGGTGGCAGACCGATGATGTCCCCGGCACGTTCCGCCTGGATGTCGGCATGGTGGAGACCGGCATCACAGAGGAGATTTACAGCGAACTGTTGCGCCTGGTTAATGATGCCAAGCCGGTCAGTCGCCACCTGACCGGACTGTCCGTGCATCTGGAGACACCGGGCATTATCTCGGTAAGCGCCGCGAGCTATGACGGCGATGAGCTGACCGTCTATCCCTATTTCCCCGACACCCTTACCGTGGCCGCCCAGTGTGTCACCGGCGGTGGGGTGCATCTTATCGACACGCTACGAGTCTCTTTATGACCATCAAATATTTTGCACTGCTCACACAGCAGGGGGCGGCAAAACTCGCCAATGCCGCTGCCCTGGGCACCAAGCTTGAACTTACCCATCTGGCGGTGGGCGACGGCGGCGGGAGTCTTCCCACCCCCGACCCGGCGATGACCACGTTGATTCATGAACAGCGGCGCGCGCCGCTGAACTCTCTCTGCGTGGATGCGGACAACCCCAACCAGATTATTGCCGAGCAAATCATTCCCGAAAACGAGGGCGGGTTCTGGATACGGGAAATCGGCTTATTCGACAGCGACGGCGATTTAATTGCCATCGCCAACTGCCCCGAAACCTACAAACCCCGGCTGCAGGAAGGCAGCGGACGCACACAGATTGTGCGTTTAATGTTAATCGTCAGCCATACCCAGGCGGTCAACCTGAAAATCGACCCGTCGGTGGTGCTGGCCTCACGCCAATTCGTGACGGATGCACTTAAGCGGCTGGCCGAGAAACTTCAACGGGAGATGTTGGAGCATGGCAAATCTTACGACCTTGCGGATGCCAGCCTGACGGCCAAAGGCGTGGTTCAATTATGCAACGACATTGATTCGGGCAGCGACACGGTTGCCGCGACGGCCTGCGCGTTGAAAAAGGTCAACGACCTGGCGCTGGGCATCGCCGACAACCTGGCGAAAATGCTGGGCGACCCGGCTGCCGCTCGTCACCATCTTGGCCTGGGCTTGTTGGCGCAAAAAGACACCCTGAGCGCCAAGGATGTTAACGCCATCGCGGTTGATGAGCTGGCGGGAATACCGTTGCCCTGGACCCAGGCGGTCCCTCCCGACGGCTGGTTAAATTGCAATGGCGCCTATTTTGATAAACAACGTTATCCGGCGCTGGCAAAAGCCTACCCCAGGGGAAGAATACCCGACCTGCGGGGGCAGTTTATTCGCGGATGGTACGGTGACCGTGTCCCCGGTAAAGACTTCGCAATATTGTGTACGCAAAGTAGCGTTTATACAGGGCCTGTTATGACCACGTTGAAATATAACAGTGTCGAAGTCGTTGGATCCTCCGGCGACAGTGGGTCGCATAATGCTGCGGATAGCGGGATACAGGACCCGGTATGGGTCTCCAAGGCGGTTCCGGGCGTGAAGTACAAAGAGATATTTTTAAGTACCGATGGCCCGGAAATCACTTTCTATAATTACATCACGAGGGCAGCGTAATGGCCGACTATTCATTGAACATTCCTCAAGCCGTATTAAATGAACAGGGTCTTGCCCAGCAGGCCGGCTGGATAACCGTCTATGGCGCACATCCTTTAACCCGCGAATATTGCCATGCTTCCATGGAATATTTGCCCCTGGGCATTGGCTTACCGGAGCACGGTTATCAAGACGCGCCGACGTTACCGGGAAATAACGCCGCCATCTTGCGCGCTGAAGACGGCAGCGCTTGGGTGACACAGCCCGATTATCGCGGCCAGACGGCGTATGAAACGGCAACCCGCCAAGCCCTTGTGATTACCGAACCGGGTGAACTGCCGCCGTCATTAACCTTATTGCCGCCCGCCACCGACTTTGATATCTGGACCGGCAAGCGTTGGAAAACCGATATCCAGGCACAAAGGGCTGCCGTGATAGCCCGCGCGGAAAAAGAAAAAACCGACCTCACTGAGCAGGCGGACCGGCATATTACCGCCCTGGCGCGCGCGGTGAAATTAGACATTGCCACCCCCGAGGAAAAAACACGGCTGACGCAATGGGAGACCTACAGCGTTTTACTGCGCCGGGTAGATACCGCGAATGCGGCGTCTGTCATCTGGCCCGCCGTGCCGGGAGCCGGCACTGAGTAAAAACGTCATAAAAATAGCAACGGCGGTTTAATCCGGCCATTTTTTGAAGGCCATAAACCGTCCTATATTTCAATCAGCCCGTTCACATCGGCGGACGGACATACTTCACCGGTCAAAACAAGCACGGGTTATCGTCACATTCACCGGTGCGCATGTCATTCACCGCATGGGTTACCACGCCCCAACAAATCGTTTCTTCACCCATCACCTCCTCGCCCTCGGCATAAAGGGTGATGTCGTTGGAGCCATCCAATTTTTCCAGACCACGCACCGGATACAACCGCACCCGGCGTAACGCGAGTTCGCTGCCTATTTCGGCCACGATGATACTGCCGTCCACGGGCGCTAATGACCTGTCCACGACCAGCAGGGCATCCGGGAAAATGCCGACCCGATGCGCGCCTTGTGACACGCGCATAAGGAAGGTGGAGGCCGGATGACGGATACAGGCAGCGTCCAGGCTGGCACGGTTTTCTAAATAATCCTGCGCGGGGGAGGGAAAGGCCATAGTTGTTATCTCATATTACTGTATATAATTACAGGCTATGATATAAGCAGGCGTTTGTGAAGCGTTGCTTAAGCTTTAAACAGTCGAACCGTCGAAACCGTCTGGTTTTGTTGAAAAAATAAATGTATCAATTTGACCGCATCGCTGTTGTCCTGAACCTGCCACGGCGCGTCCCCCAAGACGGCTTATCACCCGTTCCGTATGCTTGGCCGATACTCCACTTTTTGAGGTCAGCATGCCTTTTCAGCAACACACCATCGGCTCGGCAACACTTTACTGCGGCGACAGTCTTGACATCCTGCGTGAGCTAAATGAACCGGTGGACGCCCTGATAACCGACCCACCGTACAGCAGCGGCGGCCTGCATCACAGCGCCCGAACCCAATCGCCGGGTGATAAATACCTCAACAGTACTAAATATCATGAATTTTTTGGCGATAACAGGGATGCACGCTCCTGGTCTTTTTGGATGACGCAGTGGCTGAGCCAAACCCGCAGACTGGTGAAACCCGGCGGGTACGCCATGGTCTTTTCCGACTGGCGGCAGTTGCCTACCCTGACGGATGTGTTGCAGGCCGGGGGATACATCTGGCGCGGTCTGGTGCCTTGGGACAAGACCGCCTCCAGCCGCGCGCCGCACACCGGCTACTTTCGCCATCAATGCGAATATGTCGCGTGGGGTAGTGTCGGTACCTTGCCCAAATGCCGGCATGGCGGACCCTGGCCGGGACTGATTGCAAAGCGGGTTATTCCGTCGGAAAAGCTGCACATGACCGGAAAACCGGTGGAACTGATGGAGCAACTGATTAAGCCGGTGACGCCGGGCGGGCTGATCCTCGACCCGTTTATGGGCAGCGCGTCAACGGGTGTGGCGGCGTTGCGTCTGGGGTATCGGTTTATTGGGATCGAGATGAGCCAGGAGTATTTTGATATTTCGTGTGCACGATTAGAAAGTTTTTTATTTGAATGATAGTCTAAATTTATTGAAAGACAAGTTGGTTCTTATAACAAACGCGTGAATCATTTTGGACTGACGCGCTTGTTATAACTAAAATACACATTATACAAAATAAGCTTTCTATAAATTATTTATCTTCGTAATACTTCATAAAAAAATCATCATTTCCCTTTAAGATTTTTTACTTTGAAAATACTTTCATGCCTAAGTTTTTTATAGCTTACTGCAGCATCAATAATACTCAGTGCATAAGAACTTTTCCTTTGAACCATTTTGTAAACACTAAACAAAGCCACATTTGACACTATCACCACGAACAGAAGCAGCAAGAAGAAATAATCTATTCCGTTGGATTCATTATATTGCCAAAAATTAGAAAAACTGTTTAACTTCGGTCCATTAGAAAAAATAAATGCGCCGACAGCAGCCATTTGTATAAAATATATTATTTCATTATTCGTCTTGTTAAAATTAACATTTAATAGAAACTTCATTTTTTCAAGTTGACTTTGATTTTTTAAACTATAATACACGATAAGTTCGTGATTATGATTGCCTTCAATATTTTTAGTTCCCTTACCAATAATATCCTTAAAGTGGTTAACCAAAATAATCGTAAAAACAATAATCAGCATGCAAGAAAAAAAAGCCATGATATATAAGAGAGGCGGTATATAATCGAAAAAGACTAATATAATGCTAAAAAATTTTGTTCTATGAACTACATACGCGCCTTCTAAGCTGATTATAAAAATAAGTATCCCTACCAAAAAAAGACAAATTGTTGATAACCACTTTAATAATTTATAAATTTTACTGTTATTATTCCACCCAGGGTAGGCTTCTATTTTGGCCACTTCGTTTATAATATCTTGATCGATATCATTTTTTAGCACAATAAAATCTCCTATTTCATATGTGCTTCTTTTATCGACCAGATACTTTTAATCTTTAAAAATACATTCCTCTTAAAGTTTCATCATGTAGTGTCGGTAGTGATCAAACAGAAACACCATGCCCATCGTAAAGGATCCCCGCATCATACCTATAATCTAAAACCAGAGATCTTACCGATGGCTAACTACCACCACGGCGTCCGCGTCCTTGAAATCAATGACGGCACACGCTCTATTTCCACCGCATCCACCGCTATCGTTGGTCTAGTCTGCACCGGCGACGATGCCGATGCCGCCACTTTCCCGCTCAACACGCCGGTGCTTATCACCAATATCCTGACCGCTGCCACAAAAGCGGGCAGTACCGGCACCCTCAAATTCTCATTGCTCGCCATTGCCGCCCAGGCCAAACCGGTCACCATCGTGGTTCGCGTGGCCGAAGGTAAAGACGAAGCCGCTACCACCGCCAATATCATCGGCGGCGTGGATGCCGAAGGTCGTTACATCGGCCTCAATGCTTTGCTGGCTGCTCAGTCCGAAACCGGCGTAAAGCCACGTATCATTGGCGTCCCTGGCCTGGATAACCTGGAAGTCGCCACCGCAATGGCCTTTATTTGCCAGCAGCTGCGGGCCTTCGGTTATATCAGCGCCTGGAACTGCAAAACGGTGGCTGAAGCAATTAAATACCGCGCCAATTTCAGCCAGCGCGAACTGATGCTGATATGGCCGGATTTCCTGGCGTGGAATACGGTCACCGCCGCCACTGATACCGCTTATGCCACCGCCTACGCTCTAGGGTTACGCGCCAAAATCGATAACGACACCGGCTGGCACAAGACGCTGTCCAATGTGGACGTTAACGGCGTTACCGGCGTTTCACGTCATGTCTATTGGGATTTGCAAACCACCGGTACCGATGCCGATTTGCTCAATGAAGCCTGCATTACCACGCTGATCCGCAAGGACGGCTTTAAGTTCTGGGGCTCACGCACCTGTAGCAACGACCCGCTGTTTGCTTTTGAAAATTACACCCGCACCGCACAGGTGTTGGCGGATACCCTGGCCGAGGCGCACCTGTGGGCAATGGATAAACCCGTTACGCCGACGCTGGTCCGCGACCTGATGGAAGGGGTAAACGCCAAATTCCGCGAGCTGAAGTCCGCCGGTTACATTATCGACGGCACCTGCTGGTATGACGACGCGGCCAACGACAAGAACACCCTCAAAGCAGGCAAGCTGTTTATCGATTACGACTATACCCCGGTCCCGCCGCTGGAGGATTTGACCTTCCGTCAGCGCATAACCGACCGCTATCTCATGAGCTTTTCTTCTAACGTGAACACTTAAAGGAAATTTATGGCTTTGCCTCGCAAGTTAAAGCTGTTGAACCTGTTTAACGACGGGTTCAGCTATCAGGGCGTGGTCACCTCCATGACCCTGCCCAAGCTCACCCGCAAGCTGGAGAACTATCGCGGCGGCGGCATGCACGGTGTCGCGCCGGTGGATTTGGGACTGGATGACGACGCGTTATCCGTGGAGTGGTCCATGGGCGGCATCGATGAGCGGGTGCTAAGCCAATGGGGCGCGGCGGGGGTGAACGCGGTGCCGCTGCGGTTTGTCGGCTCGTTCCAGCGCGATGACACCGGCGACGTGACGGCGGTCGAGGTAGCCCTGCGTGGTCGCCATAAGGAAATCGACTCCGGCGATTACAAGCAGGGCGAGGACACCGAGACCAAAGTATCCACCCAATGCACCTATTACAAGCTCATTATCGGCGGCAATGTGCTGATTGAAATCGATACGGTCAACCTGGTGGAAATCGTCAATGGCGTGGACCGGCTGGCGGAACATCGCCGCGCCATTGGCCTGTAACCCGTCATTTTGGATCCCATGAATACTTACAAGACAAATAAGACCCCACTTCAACTAGGAAAAAATCATTATGGATAACACCCTCACCCTGACATCGCCGGTGCAACGAGGCGAAACAAGTATCACTGACATCACAATTATCAAACCCAATGCAGGCACCCTGCGCGGCGTGCGTTTGGCTGATTTGGCCAACTCTGATGTCGACGCCCTGCTCACCGTGCTACCGCGCATCACCTCCCCGCAGTTGACCCGCCATGAGTGCACACTGCTGGAGCTGCCGGATATGGTGGCCCTGGCGGGGAAAATCATTGGTTTTTTGTCGCCGACATCGGACGAGACGGCATCCCCTCAGGCTTGACGGTGGATGATCTGATGGCGGATATCGCGATAATTTTCCACTGGCCGCCGTCAGCACTCTATCCGATGAGCCTGCCCGAGCTCATCGGCTGGCGCGCCCTGGCACTCAAACGCAGCGGACATTCTGATGAATAATAAACTCCAACTGCAGGTCTTACTGAAAGCGGTGGATCGGGCCTCCCGGCCCTTTCGCGGCGTACAGACCGCCAGTCGACAGTTGGCCGGCGATATCCGCACCACTGAAAAAAACTTGCGCACTCTCGACCAACAAGCCGGGAAAATCGATAAGTTTCGCAAGGTCAAAGCGCAACTCACCGCCACCGGGACTAGCCTGCGGCAGGCCCGGCAAGAAACCGCGCAGCTGGAAAAAGCCTTCCATGCCCTTGAGAACCCCACCGGCAAGCAGATTAGGGAAATGGACAAGGCCCGGCGCAACGTGGCGGCCTTGAAAGAAAAATATCGTAGCCTGCGCCAGTCGGTGAAAGCCCAGCGTACAGAACTGAGCGGTGCGGGCATTGCTACCGGGCGGCTGGCGTCGGAGCAAAAACGCCTGCGAGACAATGCCGAGGCGGTCACCCGTTCACTCAACCGACAGCGGGACGCTCTGGGCCGGTTGAGTCAGCAACAACAGCGGCTAAGCCAAATCAGTCAGCGTTATCAAACCGGCAAAGCCTTGGCGGGTAGTATCGGTAGGAAAAGCGCTGCCGCACTTGCCACCGCCACCGGCGCATTGTACGCCGAGGGACGTCTGATAGCGCCGGGCATAAGTTTTGACCGACAAATGTCCAGCTCTCGCGCCATTCTCGGCCTGGATAAAGAAGATAAAAAGCTCCAGGCCATGCGCCGGCAGGCCCGCGACATCGGCGCCACCACCGCCTTTTCCCCTACCGACGTGGCCCGTACCCAAACCACGCTGGCGCGCTCGGGCCTGGATGCGGATGCCATCTTGGCCGCCACCGGCACGACGGTAAATCTTTCCTTAGCAGGTGAAGTGGATATCGCCGAGGCGGCGGATATCATCACCAATATGCAATCGGCCTTCCATATTCCCATCGGCGAAATCGGGCGTGTTGCGGACGTGATGACAAAGGGCTTTACCAGCGCCAACAGCAATCTGGTTGAGCTGGGCGAAGCGATGAAATATGTCGCGCCCATCGCCCGCGCCGCCGGGGCCAGTATCGAGGACACTACCGCCATGCTCGGCGTGCTGGCGGAAAACGGCATCAAAGGCAGCATGGCCGGGACCGGTATCAGCGCGGTATTCACCCGACTACAGGCACCGGTGGGAGAAGCGTTCGACGCCCTGAATGAACTTAACGTGGTCACCCGCGACAAGAAAGGCAATTTTTTACCCATCGAGCAGGTACTGAAAAGTATCTCGGCCTCGATGAAAAAACACCGCCTCGGCACCGCGCAGCAAATGGAATACCTGAAAGCCATCTTTGGCGAAGAGGCCATCAAGTCGGCACAAAATCTGATGGAAGCGGCGGATAACGGCAAGCTTACCGCGCGCCGTCAGGACTTGTCGAACTCCCAGGGTACTACCGAAAGGGTAGCCCTGATACAGACCGACAATCTCGATGGCGACTTTAAAAACCTGACCTCCGCCTGGGAAGATATCCGCATTGAGCTGTTTGAAGGCCATGATACCAGTTTGCGCCAACTCACCCGCGCCGCCACCGACTTGATAGGCAAGCTCGGCGAATGGACCAAAAAGAACCCCGAGTTGACCAAGCGACTTACCAAACTGACCGGGGCTGTCACGGTGTTAGTGGGCGGACTGGCGGTCTTGGGGCTGGCGGCGTGGCCGGTGGTCACCGGTTTTAATCTGATGCTGGCCGGGGCCGGACTGCTTAGCACCGGCATCGCCATTGCTGGAAGCACTATCGGTGCCGCTTTCGCTGCCCTGGTTTGGCCGGTGACGCTGGCGGTGGCTGCCATTGTCGCCGGGTCGTTGCTGATACGAAAATACTGGCAACCGATAAAGGCTTTTATCGGCGGCGTGGCCGATGGGTTTAAAGCCGCCGTCGGCCCCTTGCTGGAGATGTTTGGTCCGATAAAGCCGGTATTGGTATGGCTGGCCGATAAGTTGAAAAGTTTGTGGGCTGGCTTTAACAACCTGATTGCCCCGGTGCAGGCCACCGGCGATACGTTAAACAGCGCCACCCGCGCCGGCCAAATTTTTGGTCAAGGGCTGGCAAAAGCCCTGACCTTTCCCATGACCGCGCTCAATACCTTGCGCGAGGGTATCGACTGGGTACTGGAAAAGCTAGGCCTGATAAATAACGCCTCTGATAATCTGGCGGATAAGGGTAGAGAGATAAACACCGAGCCGGCCACGGCGTATGGCTATGTGCCCACCGGGGCCATGCTTCACAACGCCCATCCCATCCTCGATCAGATAAAACAGGCCGATAAACCCATTCAGGTGCCGCAGCCCACCGCCACCAACGTGCACATCACCGTACCTTACACCGCCCAGAATAGCGAGGTTATGACACCCCAGGAGATCGGGCGCATTGCCGGGCGAGCCGCCGCTGAGGAGCTGGATAAACGCCAACGCCAGCAGCGCGCCCGGCAACGCAGCAGCATGACCTATTAAAGAAGATGAATATGATGATGACCTTGGGATTGTTTGTGTTCACCCTGAGCACCGTCCCCTATCAAAACCTGAACCGGACCACGGCATACCGCTGGCCCACCAATAGCCGGGTGGGTCTGCCACCGGCGGCTCAATTCCTTGGACAGGGTAATGACCACATCACGCTTTCCGGCATATTGCTGCCCGAACTGACCGGTGGGCGCTTGTCGCTTCTGGCGCTGGAGACCATGGCCGCCAAGGGAAAAGCGTGGCCGCTTATCGAGGGCACCGGCACGATTTACGGCATGTATGTCGTGACCGGATATAATGAAACCCGCACGCTATTTTTCCCCGACGGCGCGGCCCGGCGCATTGAATTTACGCTTGACCTGATGCGCGTGGATGAAAGTCTGTCGGCCATGCTCGGCGATCTTAAAGAACAGGCAGGCACGTTAATGAAGCGGGCCGGAACACTGGCGGATAAAGTTAAAACCAGCATGGGCGGAATTTTTTCATGATAAACCCCTCCCCCATGTTCACCGGTAACACTGTCTCATCCACTGCCCCCGCCTATTCCGCTGGTCGCACGTTGGCCCCTGATTTTCGGCTAACAATAGATGAAAAGGATATCACCGGTAATCTGCGGCCCCGGTTGTTATCGCTGACGCTTACCGATAATCGCGGGCTTGAAGCGGACCAACTGGATATTGAGCTGGACGACGCCGACGGTCAAATTCATCTGCCTGGACGCGGCGCGATAATCAAGGTGTTTTTAGGCTGGCAGGGTGAAGCGCTGATCGGCAAAGGCAGTTTTACCGTGGATGAAATAGAGCACCGCGGGGCACCGAATATTTTGACTATCCGCGGTCGCAGCGCGGATTTTCGCGGCTCGCTGAATTCCCGCCGAGAGGCCTCTTATCATGAAACTACCCTCGGGGAGATTATCAACCAAATCGCCGCCAGACATAATCTGGAGCCTGTGGTGTCCGACGCACTGGCGGCGATCCCTATCCCACACATTGACCAGACGCAGGAAAGCGACGCGGCGTTCATAACCCGCTTGGCCGAAAGAAATGGCGCTGTGGCGGCAATAAAGGCCGGACGACTTATGTTAATTCTGCCGGGTTATGGTAAGACTGCGTCCGGAAAACCCATACCGCAAATATTAATACAGCGTCGTGATGGGGACCGGCATAGTTTTTCAATTTCTGATCGGGAAGCCTATACAGGCGTGACCGCAACGTGGCGGCATACCAAAGATCCTAAGCCCCAAAAGGTAAAGGTGACGCGTGTAAAAAAACAACCCCATCTACGGGCGTTGCAACATCCAAAAGGTAAAGCAAACAAACCACATCCGACGAAAACGCCAGAGGCCAGAACAGGAGAATATCTGGCGGGAGACAATGAAAATGTTTACGCCATTCATACCGTCTATGCCAATAAGGCTGCAGCCGTACGTGCAGCCCAGACAAAGTGGAATAAGCTGCAACGAGGTGTGGCCGAATTCTCTCTTTGTCTTGCCCTGGGACGTGCTGATCTTTACCCAGAAACGCCGGCACAGGTAAGAGGATTTAAGTCAGTCATCGACCAGCAGCCATGGATTCTAACCAAGGTCACTCATCAACTGAGCAATAGTGGCTACACGACGTCGATAAATATGGAGGTTTCTTTGTCAGGTATGCATGAAGGGGCTGTTGAAATTGAGGTAAATAATTGAAATACAATTCACAATTTTGAACTTAATGATAAAATCCACAGAACATTAGCCACTCTCCAGGAGGTATTTATGATGCACTGCCCTATTTGCCGACGGGTCGCTCACACCCGGTCCAGCCGTTACCTCAGCGAGAGTACCAAGGAACGTTATCACCAATGCACGAATATCAATTGCAGCCATACATTTGTAACTATGGAATCATTCACGCGTTCAATTATGACTCCTGGTATAACTGATCCTGCCATCCCCCACCCATCGGCCAAAAATAAAAGCCTTACCACTGCTTAA